ACATCTACACCATAGATTTGACCAATCTTACCAGTTGCAATAGCATCGCCGTTACCAATGAACTGTTGCTCAGTGAAACGGTTGATAGCTAATAAGTCATTAGCAGCTACTGGAGGTAGTATTAGTGAACGATTATCCATAGGAACATCAGCATTATCTAGTGCAAGAATCATCTTACGGATACCAGCATCAGTAATGTCAGAAGCGTTAGTTGAATTACCAGTGTAATCAGTAGTACCATCACCACCAATTACAGCTGTCTCCCATGCCGCAGCACCTGTACCACCAACTGTACCACCTTGAAGACCTTCAAACAAAGCAAATAAGTCATCATCTACCTGAGTAGCTAGTGCATAACCAGCATCATCAGTATAGAACTTACGTAATGAAGATAGACCTTGTACTTCTACGATGTCTTCAATCAACACTGAGTATTCATAGTGCTTATCAATAGATACAGAAGTTACACCGTGTGTATCATCTTGAATCTTAACTTGTGTATTAACTGCTTTAGAAGTAGCTGATCCACGTACTGGAGTAGGAATGTGAATGTTATCACCTTTCTTACCCTTATGATTAATAGTAGTTACTAGATTAGCAATTACTAGATTCTTTTTGTAGCCTGCGATTACTTCATCAGACCATAGTTCAGGTACAAACGTTGCCGCTACACCTGAGCCTCCCTTTGCTGTTTGGTTATTTGTTCCAATTACACCTGTTGCCATTTTACTTTCCTCTTATTATTATTATTTTACCCGCCCTTCAGCATATGCAGCCAGTATTTCATCTGCCAGTGAATCATATCGTCTAGGGTCGGTTTGTTTTAAACGTATTAAATCAGCCCTACGGTAGATTTTTTTACCTGCTGTGGATTCACCAGAAGCACGTGATACTCCGTTGCCTGTCTTTAAAGCTTCCTTCCTATTAGACTCTTGTTCCGCATTAACCTCTTGTGTCTTGGAAATCATTTGACGTTCTTTCCAATTCGTAATTAGTTCATCTGCGGCATCAAAGTTATATTGGTCTGCCTCTTGATACAAGCGTTGTCGTATCTTACTTCCGTTTATCCACTCCTGAAATCCTCCATCACTAATGATTTTTTGGAAGTCAGGATGTGTTTTCTCGAGTTGCTGTGCAGTCATATTAGCTTGTTGCTGTTGTGTCTGTGCAGTAAACTCTTTGAACTTCGGATGATTCTCTATAATTTTCCTTACCGAATCCTCGGGGTTATCATAGAAGTCCATCTCTGGTTCTGTGCTGGTAGTATCTGTTGTTGGTTGGCTTAACTGTTGTTGTAGATATGTATCAGTTAATTTACGTAACTCTCCAATTTCCTGTCCCTTACGTCCTAATTCTTTCTCTAGGTTTTCGTAAGCATCAGCTATATCAGCTGCGGACTTTCCTTGGAATTTAGATGGAAGTTCTGGTTCTTCTGAAACCGCTTCTATCTCTTCTACTGGTTCAACGGTATTATCTAACGTATCTTCCAGTGTTACTTCGTTTACTTCTTCTTGTTCTACGACCTCAGGGTCAACTACTCTGCTACTCATATTGCTTTCTCCGTCTTATAATAAGATTGTGGATTTATAAAATGTTGGGGCTAGTCTATTCGTCTAGATTGTCCAACGCTAGTTTGGTGCTTTCTTCCATATTAACAAACATATTTAGGAAAGACACCTGTCCTTTACGTAAGTGTAAAGTGTTTAGGTCCTCGATATCATAGATTTTCTCTAACGATTCTGCTAGTTGTGAGAACTCTTCAGTGAGTCCTCGCCAGCCATCGTGTTGAAATAAATCTAAACGTTTCTCGAGTAATTCTTTATCCGTCACGCTACTCTTGCCTTAGCTAAGTTAAGTAGTGTTTCCGATTGTAGGTGTTCAACTTCAGGAATATTTCTCATAGTCTCTGAACGTGTGTGCTCAAGCTTAGCCATCTTCTCAGCTAACTCTAACTGTTTCTTAGCTAGTGCTTCTTGAGATACTTTATCACCTGCATCTACTTGTAATTTCTGTGTCTGTGCATATACCGTACCAATCTCTGCCTCTAACTCTGCATTCTCCAACATAGCTTTTTGCATCTCTATTTGTTTTGCTTGTTGTTCTTGAGGATTAGGTTGTAGCATTTGTTGTACTGCTGCGACTAATTCGTTTCTATTATTAAGAGAACTGTTCTCAAAGATACTAGTTAGGATAACACCAAAGGCCGGTGAGCTCTGAGGGACCATACTCAACATCTGAATCATCTGAGTAGTCTCTAATTCCTTAGCCATAATACCTAATGAACTGTAAGGAATAAACTTATAGTCTACTACTGGGTATCTTTGTGGGTCGAATTGGATTCTTCTCCACACTACTTTGTTAATCATAGGAACCAAGAAACTATCTTGGAAGTTCATCAGTGTCCTCTTCTGGCGTTTAA